TGAATTAGAATCTGATATTACTAGAGGTGGTAATGCACTTGATACAGAAGTCATATCTGTTGAAACTGATGAGGGGACTCTATTCCCTATTGGTGGGATCAGGATGACTATCAGATGTATTTACGTTTTTGAATCAGGAACACCTTAAGGAGTAATATGTCAAATTTAGAAAAAAAGTTAGATAAAATAGAAAAAAAAATAGATGCAATAGAAAAGTTGCACGATAAAGAATCTTTGATGTGTGAAGAGGTCAAAGATATTATAAGCGAAATTCGTGAAGAAAACTCTGAAGATGAGGACTTTGAGGAGGAAGATTTTGAAGAGGACGATGAAGAAGAGTTTGACGAGGACGATGAAAAATAATATAAACAAATCAATCGGAGGAAAATAAAATGGCAGTTCATCATGGTAAAGAAGGACAAGTTGCAATTGGCGGAACAGCAGTAGGTGAGTTAACATCATTCACTTTGGAAACAACAGGGGATGTAGTTGAGTCAACTAAAATGGAAGATGGAGCAAAATCTTTTATTGCTGGTAGAACGTCTTTTTCAGGTACTTTAGAAATGCACTTTGACGAGACTGATAGTGGTCAAACACAATTAACCGCTGGGTCAAGTTTAACTTTTAAATTACTACCTGAAGGAAGCTCGTCTGGTGACAGAAAATTTGAAGGTGCTGGTATAGTGACAGGAATGTCAGTTAACCAACCTTTAGATGGAGTTGTAGCTAGATCTGTGACGTTTCAAGGCACTGGTGCTTTAACAATAGGAACAGAATAATAATTTATGTCTATTCTTAACAGAGCTAAATCTCACTTTGAGAGTTTAGGAGTGCAATCTTTAGAGATTGAAGAATGGCCTGATGATAGTGGTAAGCCCACAATTATTTATTGGAATCCAATCACACTAGCAGAAAAAAAACGTCTATTTGAAAGATCAAGTAATATTAACGATGTAGGTTTGTTAGCCGATATTGTTATTATGAAAGCTCTTGATAAGGATGGAAACAAAATATTTAAGTCAGAAGATAGACTAGATATAATGCATAAAGTTGACTCTGATGTCCTTGCAAAAATATCAACTGCAATGGTTCAAGTCATCACTCCATACGAGTCAAAAAAAAAGTAAATACTAGCCCTGAACTCCGCAATATGTTAGTAGTAGCGGACAGGCTAAAAATAACTTTAAAACAAGTTTTAGAAATGTCCGAAACAGAATATAATACTTGGTTAGGTTATTTTATGCTTGAACAAGAGGAATATAACAGGAACAGAAAATTATAATGGCTCAAAATCTAATACTTAATATTTTAGCAAAAGATAAAACTAAAGTAGCTCTGCAAGGAGTTCGTAATGGATTAAACAATTTAAGAACTGCGGTTTTTTCATTACAATCAGCTATTGTAGGTATTGGAGGTGGTTTAGTAATTAGATCATTAACTAAAGTAGGATCTGAGGTAGAGGACTTAGGAGTTAGATTTAATTTTTTATTTGGTAATGTAAAAGAAGGAACTAAAGCATTTGATAACTTAATAAGTTTTGCGGCACGAGTCCCTTTCTCACTTCAAGAAATATCAGCGGCATCAGGAAACTTAGCAGTTGTAGCCAAAGATGCAGATGATTTAACTCGTATTTTAAAAATTACAGGAAACGTTGCGGCAGTAACAGGATTAGACTTTAGACAAACTGCTGAACAAATACAAAGATCATTTGCTGGAGGTATAGCGGCCGCAGATGTATTTAGAGAAAGAGGTGTTAGAGCTTTATTAGGTTTTAAAGCTGGAGCTACTGTCACTGCTGAAGCTACTATAAAAGCATTTGAGGATACTTTTGGTGAGGGTGGAAGATTTGGAAAAGCCACTGAAGTCCTTGCAACTACTTTTACTGGTACTCTTTCAATGTTATCAGATAAACTTTTTAAATTTAAATTAGATACTAACAGAGCTGGATTTTTTGATTTTTTTAAAAATGCTCTTGTAGTTATTAATAAAGGAATAGAAGATAACTCAAAAGCCATATCTAATTTCTCTCAAGCAGTAGGAGAGGGATTAGTAAATTTCATTAAACAAGCCTTATTAGGTGGTGCGGCACTACTTGATTTACTAAGACCTATTTTTCAAACAGTTGCAATAGGTATTGGTGGATTAATAGATGTAGTTAAAGGTTTGCCACCAGGTATTAGAGAGCTTGGAATAGTTGGTTTCTTGATGCTTGGAAGAACAGGAAAAATAGCAGTTGTAGGTATTCTTGGATTGCTAAAAGCTATTGGAGTTGATTTAGATAAAATAACAAATAGCATTTTTGGAGCAACTAAACAAACTGAAGAGTTTGGCCCAGCAATGAAATCAGTAAATGAGTTTATAAAAAAAATAGAAGAAAATATAATTTTATCAAAAGAGCAATTAGCAGAACTTCAAAAAGAACTTAAAAAGGTGGAGGATACTGCTAAAAAAACAGGAGTCTCATTTGAAAAAATTAAAGATTCAATAAAAAATCAAATTAAAAAAGACTTAGAGTCTATCAACGAAACAATAGGTAAATTTATTTTAAAAGGTGTTGATAACTTCTCAAGAGCTTTAGCAGAGGCAGTTGTATTAGGAAAAGAACTTAAAATGAGTTTAGAGGAAATTGCAAAAAATTTATTAGTTGAAATACTTGCTTTCACTATAAAAACAGTAATTCAAATTGGTATTCAAAGATTATTAGAAGGAACAATATTTGATATATTTAAAAAACAACGTGAGCAATGCGAGGATATACTTGGTATAAAAATAAAAGATGCAACTGTAGAATCTATAAAACTTGCATTGATGAAACAACAAACGGCAGAGATGGAAAAGCAAAAGAAAATTAAAGGAGCTAGTATGCTCATGTCAGGAAATCCTTTAGGTTTTTTAGGTTTTATGGCTAGTGGTGGATCTGTTGGTAAGGGCCAACCTACTATTGTGGGTGAAAGAGGGCCTGAACTATTTATACCAAACTCGTCAGGACAGATAACACAAAATGCTAGAGGTACAAAAGGAAGATCAGCAGTTGTTAATTTTAATATAAATACAATAGACTCAAGAGGCTTTGATCAGGCTTTAATAGAAAATAGAGGAACAATAACTGCTATTATTAATAATGCCTTAACAGAAAAAGGTAGAGGAGAGTTAATTTAATGTCAGGAGCTTTTCCAATATCAACTGCAAACTTTGAAACTATGGGTATTAAGTCTTTGCAAGACACAATTATATCTAAATCATTATCAGGTAAAAAATTATCAAGACAAATAGATAATCAAAGGTTCGGTTTTACTGCCTCTATTATAGTTGGAAAACGATCTGATATATATGGTGAGCTTATGGCCTTTATTATGAAGCAAAGGTCTCAAAAAGAAAATTTTACAATCATTCCTCCTGAAGTTGAAGATGCAAGAGGAAACGTAAGTGGAACTGTTCTAGTAAATGGAACTCATGCTATTGGCGACACAACAATAGATATTGATGCTATGACAGGAACTTTAAAAGCTGGTGATTTTGTTAAATTTGCATCACACAGCAAAGTATATATGGTAGTTGCAGATGCAACAGCAGATGGTTCAAATGAAGCAACAATAACAATAGAACCTCCACTTAGAACTGCTCTAGTTGATAATTCAGTAGTCACTTATGATAACATTCCTTTTACAGTTCATTTAACAAACGATATACAGGAGTTTGGAGTTGTGGGAGCTGATGGGTCAGGAAATTTATTATATAAGTATGAAATAGATGTCGAAGAAGCAGTTTAAAATTAAATATTTTATGAATGCTGACATCTTGGCAGAGGAAATAGTCGAGGCAGATGATATTGATGTTGAAAATCTAAACTTGAAAAAATACGACTTCCCATCAAAAAATGCTGACTACATAGTGAATGGTGATATAAAGGTTATTAGAAAGAGTATAGAAGATTATGGCAAGGACACTAACAACAGCAGTAAAGAACGAACTCCTAACAAATGAGATCAGACCAGTTCATTTGTTAACTATTGGATTTGGAACTCCAGTAAACTTAACAGATAATAGTTTTGACCTTACATCATCTATTTCAGGATCAAGCACTACATATACTGCATCGTCTTTTTTAGTTTCTGTTCCATCATTTACAGAAGAAACAGATCTTACAAAAACAAGTTTAAATATTGTTTTATCAGGAGCTGATCAAACTTTTATATCTACTTGTTTAAATGAAAATATAGTTAATGATAGTGTTGAAATATACAGAGGAGTTTTAGACTCAAATAATTCTCTAATAGCTGATCCTTTGTTATTATACTCAGGAAATATTGATACTTTCCAAATAG